AACAAACACTTTCCAATCCCATGCCCTTTACCGAAGGTGTAGCCAAAGTTAAGAACCCATGTAGAGGTATATGTTCTACGTCTACCGTTGGCAGTATTTGGTGTGTCGGTTGTGGCAGATATTACAAGGACGTTATTAACTGGAACTCTTATGATGAGTCTCGGAAGATTCTAGCCATGAAGAAGGCTACGGAACACTTGGAGAAGAAACGTCTGGGAGTGGTTACTGCTAACCAGGATTACTTATGAAGGCAACAGATAAGCAGGTAGGTGGTAGTCATTATAAGGGAATGAAGATACAGCCTATAGAATATATACAGGCTAATGATTTAAGCTACTGTGAAGCTAACGTAGTAAAGTATGTATCAAGATGGAAGAATAAGAACGGTGTTGAGGATTTACTAAAAGCAAAACATTACATAGAACTCTTGATAGAAAGCCAAGACGAGCCGTACTTAGACCACTTGAGGGATGTATGAAAAAGAAAACACTTAGGGCTTTGATAGATGACGTAGCTAAGTTATTGCAGAAGCACGTTAGATTAAAGGCTGCGGTGGCTGCTGATAAGAATGGATTTATAGAATGTGTTTCTTGTAATAAGTGGTTCCACTGGAAGGATATGCAGGGTGGACACTGGATTGAAAGAGGGAAACAGGCTACAAAGATAATGGAAGAGAACATACATCCCCAGTGTAAAGGATGTAATCAGTATGGAATGAGGCATAGGACGCACGTTAGGGAAGGTTACTCTAAGTTTATGAGAGATATGTATGGGGATGACTTCTGTGATGAGATGCTGGTGAATAGCAAGAAACCGATTAAATACTTCAGACCTGACCTAGAAGATATGGTCAAAGACTTGAGGAGAAAGAATCGTGAACTTGAAGCAAATCTGTGAATGCGGCAATAAGATGTTAATCATCTACGACAGGGAGGATGAGCTTGTAGTTAAAGGGTGGTTCTGTCCTTGGTGTGGGAAGTGGCGAAAGAATGATATGCGGAGTGTGTTGGCTTGAAACGGGAAATCCAGACTGTAGAAATAGACCCCATGGAACCAGACGAACTTGCGAAGTGGGTGAACAACAACTTACCCTTTTTGGAGGGGACGGAGCAGAGAGCGATTGGGACTCTGGCGATGATGGTGAGAGATTACTCGGAGTTCATGGAGGAGAATAATACAGTAGATGAATTATTCAATATGTTCATATCCATGAGATACAAAGAACTGATAGACGGGGAACTACATTAAGAGAGGTCAGTACGGCACCCAAAGGCGAGGGTGGAGGAACCCAGGATGCCGCACTGCCTCAAAACTACATGTAACGAAGATATTCTTGTATGTCTACCTTGTCCTTTTCGGACAATTCTTCAATAACTTTCATAGCAGAACTGACAGCAAACTTAATCTTTTCAGGGCTGTTACCAAGATACTTTTCTGGGTTTTGCCTGAATGACTTGTCTAATAATAGAAGTTTGTTTACCGCCTTCCTCCTATTAACTATCTTTCCTAAAACATAGGGGCTTGCAAATATCGCAAGCGCAGCGGGTATATTCCCTGCTCCAATCGCAAGTCCAGCAACACCAACCTGTGATACAGGCCCGGCAACTTGGGCTATGTTGGATATTTCCCTAGACTTTAAGCCTAAAGATAAAAACCCTCTTTCTTTTTTATAAGTCGCGTCTTGAATCGCGTTTATTATATTCTTCATTGAGTTATAGGTTTCATTGCCAAGGATTGCTTTTGCGTGTTCAACATAATCCTTTTTCTGGAAACCTGATAACAATGGGGTTAAATCCTGAACAGTTTCAGCGTTTAGAACTGGCGCAAGCTTGGAGGCACCATACCCGTCTCGGATATACTGGATTGCTTCTTCTGCCGTCTTGAGGTTCTTAGGTTCAAAGCCTTTTACTTTATAAGCCGCTCTTACTGATTCCATAAGCTTTTTGGTTTTTGTAACGTCTCTAGCAACGTCTGGCCCAACCAAGGTACCAAGGGCTTCTCCCAGCTTCTGATAGTTGTTTTTATTATCAGCCCTGACTATTTCTTCACCAACTTCGTCAGGAATTATCTTGTCTAGCCCTTCCCTGAAAGTTTTATTAATTTCTGCAAATTCGGCCCTAATCCCCGGTGCCACTGGCTCAAGGACTTTGCTTATATGGTCAGAAAATTCTGACTGGATAGCTGCCAATTGAGCTTGTGCGTTTCTTTTTGATTGGGCTTCTAAGCCTTGTGTGGCAAAAACGTCAGCTATCTTTGTGCGAAAACTATCCTCCAACTTTAAAAGGGCGTCCAAACTAATATTTGGATTGCCTTCTTGGGTTGGAAGTTCATTAAGAATAGCCCTAATTTTGCTCTTTGCTTCGTCGCTTAACGCTTGGCTTCCTTTGTTAAATACATTTATCTGCGAGCCAGGCTTTAAAAAGCTATCTAAATAGTTCCTTACTACTGAAGCCCTGACACCAGTGCCTCTAGGTAAGTTTTTCAGTGCGGCATTTTTCGCCACCCTTTGATTTGTGATTAAAGCATTCTTAGCGCCATTTATTATGGTAAAAAGCTCTTCGCCAAGTTCGCTTTTTTCTGGCACCTCTGTTCTTCGGAATAAATTTTTCATGCTTTCCAAAAGAACTGTTGCGGCGTCTTCCCCTCTGGCTTCTGCTTGTTCTTTTGACAATAAACCAATTTCAGATAGGTCGTTAGCAAATTCTTGGATTCTTCCAGCCTGTCTGGTCTGGACAATGTTCAAGCCAGAAGTAACTCTTCGCCCGCCTACCTCAACACCTTCCCGAAGAAGCCTTTCGCTAATCATTCGGCTTTCTGGTGTAGAGGTCATTCCAGGGCCAAAGTCTTCTATCTTTATATCTTCAAGTATGTTCTTTCCAGTTCCCGGCAATGCTGCGTTAGCAACCCTGTTTGCACTTGAGCCAAAAAGCCTAGCAATAGGTCTAATAGCCCTAAATGCCCCCAAAGTCGCTGCGTCAAAAGCAACTGATTTGCCCGCTTCAATAGAAGCCCTTTCTAAGTCTATATTTCTATCGTCAAGCGCGTCCTCAGCAATAGAACCTCCAAAAGCACCAGCAGCACCACCAAGAACACCACCCACAACAGCACCCACAGGGCCAAAAGCAGCACCACCAGCAGCCCCGCCAGCAATGCCACCACCTATGGCAGTCGCAACGTCAAGCATTTCTGACATTGTGCCTCTTTCTCTTCTACCTTGGTCAATAAGCTGTATTGTAGAAGGGCTGACAAGCTCGTCATTGCCCTTAATAATATTTTGCCTATCGCTTTTAGGAATTAAGGCTAGGATTTCTCTAGGTATTCCTTTGGTGCGGTCTATTAGTGCCATTTTATAAACCCATTCCTTGCTCTAAATTGTTTCTAAAATCTCGCAAGTAGTCATTCAGCCTCATACTTCCGGCCAAGCCTTCGTCAATCAATCTTTGTCTTTCCTCACGAACAGCCCTGTCTATTTCTTGCCTTTGCATAACCCTTGCAGAAGGCGCGGTTGCAGCTTGATAGGCGGAAGTTAATGCAGAACCAACAGCGGAGCCTACATTAGAGACCGTTTCTCTAAATTCTTCTTGGCTTCTCTGCATTCTTTCTTGCTGGGATTCGGAAATGTAATCACTTGGGTCTGGCGGCTCTAAAGGGTCTGGTGTTGGCTCTCCCCCGCCAAAAAGTAAGTTAATTTCGTCTTCTTCGTCTTGAGCAGTTAGCTGAACGCCTCCTTCTCCTACGTCAAGTACGCCAGCAGACTCGTCTGTCATTCTTGAAAGAATGTTTTGGACGTTTTGCTCGTCGTCAAATGCAGACCTGAAAGTTTCAAATTGACCGCCACTTGGATTTTCATTGTAAGCATAATTAATTAAAGATAAGTTCTTCTGTTTTTCATATACACTTCTAGCCATTTCAATTTCAAGGGCAGAAAGAATTTCAGGTATTGACGCATTACTTAAATCAAATGTAGCCGCCAAAGCTGCCGCACCTTCCCTATCACTAACTGAACCCGGAGGAAGAAGCTCAAGAGATTCTTTTAGTCGCGCTTGGTTTAGGAAAGCCAAAACCTCTCGTCCCGAGGTGTCTCCCTGAAATATTCTATCCATGAAAGCTTTAACGTCACGCAAAGCAGGGGTTTCAGATATAGCGCCTTGTTTTATCTTTTCGTAAATTCTATTAGTTTCGCTTATTTTTAAAGTAAGTTGATTGTTTTCCGTACTCGCTCCTTCCACATAAGTCCTAACTAGGCTGTCTAAGTCTTCGGTTCTAGTTAGCTTTGCAACGGCCACTTTATCGTCTGGGAAGAACTCAACGTCTGAAGGTTCGTATTGCATGGTTTCTTCGTTATAAACGTGAGGCACGCCCATAATAAATCCACCTAACTTCACTTCTCCGTCAACACGATATCTTCCGTAGTTTTCAGGATTTGTTTTTTGTGCAGTTCTAAGCTGTTCTGCACGAATATCCCTTTGAAACTTTGCCGATTCTAATTCAATTGGGAATAGCTGTTCTGCCTGCTCAATGTCTAGTTCAGAAGAACGTATAGCTAATTGTGCTTGTCTTTTTGCAAGTTCTTGAGCTTCTTTCTGCCTAGTTGCTTCAGCAGCCATACCGCGCATTTGGGCAGCTTGAGTACCTAAACCTAAATCACCAACCCTTCGCGCAGCTTGTATAAGGCTTTGTGGATTATTAGGGTCTACATTTTTAAGAATGTCCTGAACCTTTTCTCCTTCTGTTCTAACGTCCAGCCCAAGCATTCCCCCTATTCCCCTGCGGATTTGCTCTCTTTGTCGCGGCATATCACGAGCAATATCCCTGGCAAGCCCGGTTCTTATAAGACCTGAACTTGGCTGAATTGAAGATTCTTGAATCAAACCTTCTTCTAAAAGACGCCTTTGTCTTTGAGCAGGAGTCTCAATAATGTCGCTAAATAAAGATTGTATGTTAATAGCCATTACTAGCTCCTATAAAATTACTACACTTCCGTCAGCCATTACAGTCGGCGTTCCTGCGGGCAAGAAAGCCCCTGCTGCTTTTTGTGCATTTTGTGCAATTTGAGCTTCTATCGCCTGTGATAAGGCTTCTCCAATACCACCACCAATCGTAGAAGGCTGTTGGGCTTGCCTTTCTGCCCTTAGCAAATCAAACAAGCCTTGGTATCTCTGACGTTCCAGTTGACCAAGAATGTCTTGATAACCAAGTTGCGCCTCTAGTGCGGCTTCACCCAATCCAGCCTGTAAGCCAAGACCAGTAGCAGCCAATGTAGTGCCAAGTCTTGCAGCTTCTAATTGAGGTTGTAGGGCGGCTGTGAGTTGCTGTTGTGGTAGGTAAGCTCCAGCAATAGCACCAAGACCAAGTTCACCAAATAGACCTGCGCGTTGTCTGAACTCACCCAAACCTTGTAGAGTCTGCTGAGAGCGTAATGCCTGTTCAGCCCTAGCCTGTTCCATAGCAGATACCGCAGACCTAGCCCGCTGTTCTTCTATGGCTTGACTTAGAGCTAGTTGTTCAGGGGTTCCACCAAACATAGAAGTACGAACACCCAATCTACCCTGTCCTGCTAGTCTTTCTTCTAACTGAAGTCTGGCCCTTTCACGTTCAGGAGCCTGCATAGCTTCTAGTCTTGAGAATATATCAGCTTCCCTAGCAGCCATTTCGCCAGCTTGCGGGGTTAGCATTCCAATTACTTCAGCTTGTTCTGCCGCTCTTGCAGCAGGGTCACCCAAGAAGTCAAAAGCCTGCTGACCAAATCCACCAAGACTACGCATCAATCCCATTTCTTCAGGAGTTACTTGAGCCTGCATACCTTCTGGGGTAAATGCAGCAGTAGCACCAGTAGGAGTGGTTACAGTAAAGGGTTTGAATTGGGCTTGTCTTTGGACTTCACCTATTAATCCACCTTCATAAGTAGGGAAAGTAGGAGAGCCAGTAACGCCCGTCACAGCCTGCCTTTGCATTTCTTCAATGCGTTCCATAGCCTGACGGTTCATAGCTTCTTGGCCTATACCAGCTAACAAGCCAGCCGCAGGACTACCTAAGAATCCACCTAATGCGTTTTGTATTGCTTCCATAACCATTAGTAAGTCCCTCCATCAATAGTGCCAGTGAATGTTCCTGACACTGTGAGGTTTGCAGCAGTTGTAGTCCCCGTAAATGTCGGGCCAGCTAGATTAGCCTTAGTAGCTACCGCAGTTGCTATGTTATCAAATTCGGTGTTCACTTCTGTTCCCTTCACCACTTTAGCAGGATTGCCTGACACCAGGGCATCCTTGGCGGCAAAGTTAGTTGTCTTCGTGTAATCAGTCATTAGACAATCCTTCCAAGTAGTGCATGAATATTAAATTGTTGAATAGCTATAGACTTACCATCTACCGTAGTCTCCACTCCTACGGATACGACAGCACCAGAACCAGAAGTGTTTACCTTCTGTCTGTTAATTAAACTTAATGAAGAAGAATACTCAGCTTCAGTGTTGTATTCGGAGATATTATATTGAGCGGCGTTATTAGCAGGTAACGTGTATGCCTGCTTCTTATAAGCATTGGAATAATCGTAGGCCCAGTTCAGTACGACTGTAGCCTCAGCCCCATCAAAGGTGGTTAAGTTTACCTTCTTTAGAAACTTAAGTACGGAGCTATCCCCAAATGCTAGGGGATGAGAGAAGTAACTTAGCTGATAGGAACCTGTCCCGTCTGTATAAGTATCATACTCAGCGATGCCAGTTGCATTGCCAATATAAATAGTGTCATCCACCAGATTAGTGAAACATAGTGGCGCGATGCTAGACCAAGTGGTAGCCCTATACGAGCCATCTTGGAGAGGAAATCTAGTATCAAAGACATACACCGTCTGAAGGACGGGGAAGTTAACAAGGACAAACGCCTCTTTAGGCGAATAATGTAATGAGATATTACCCGTTTCACTGGCTACTAGATTCTTAACGTCATTGTTGACGTTCTTAGATACATCCCCAATAGGTGAGGATTTTTCCTGAATGGTTCTTGCAAGACTTCTTACGCCTGAGCGGTCTAAAAAGATTAAGTCTTTACCAGTAGAAACTACGGCATCCCTAGATACACAGCCTATGTTAGATATAGTATCCGCTAAAGTCATGGTAGATGGAGAATCCGCACCTTCGTAAATAAGGATAGAATCCTTACCAAAGATAACTAGGAATCCATTGTGAGCGGATAGAGCTACAATCTCATCGTAACCATTGGGCCATACTTTAGATACATCTATAGAACCACTAGACCCACCAGTCCAAACAGTCCCATCTAATAGGTCACTCCAGTAGATAGTAGACTTATCACTAGCAAAGTCGGCCACCCATAACCTACCAAATCCAGGCAGGACTTCGTTACCCTGTGGAGGCGTTCCAGCAGAACCAGAATGTGCTGACATCTTTTGAACATCAGCGGCGGTATTAGAATATACAAGAGGTTCTTGTGACCTTTGGAAGAAATACGCTTTGTCGTTAAAGTTAACTATCTTCCAATTATTAGCACTAACCGTATAACTGGCTGGGGTATCGTCAGTTAACGTAGTAGTTCCATGGAATATCTTACTATTGCCAGCGGAAAATATTTTAGTGTTACCACCTGAATCTCTAAATTGGTGTACAGCTTCTATCCCATCAGAACTTCCCAACACAGAAGCCCCATTGGTAGACACCATTGAATAACCTTTACGTGCAGCAACCCGTCCCTCTTTGTCAATAATGCAGTTATCCGCAACTGACGCAAAAGTAGGGTCTTGGGCTAACGGGGCATCTTGGGTATTAATACCCGCAAAGCCTGGGGCCGTAATAGTTATGCTTTGTAGTTTCTGGGCCATTATCGTACCTGAAAGGTTAACTCAGACGGGTATCTGTTAGCGTCAAAAGCAATAGCGTCAGATAAAGCAGTAGAAGCTACAGCGAATTGTTCTGCTGCACTTTGACCACCTGTCTCACCCCTTTCCCTCAAAGCCATAGCGTAGGCTAATTGGATTACAGGGTTAGTGGGTACTGACAAACTATCTGAGTCACTAGATAAATCAGCTTGGGGTTTAACAACGTCAAACCTTAAAGCATATACAGCTTCGGGTTTTGGATAGACTTGAACTTCCAAATCCCTATTAGAATCTGTACCTACAAATGTGTAGTAATCAGGCGAACCTGATTGCGGGGAAGTGTTATAGGTTACGTTATTAAAGTATTCCTTACTTCTTAGGTGCATGAACCTTTTAGACGTAGTGTTCATTACGTCCTTAACTACCGCCAAGTCACCACTGCCCGTAAGTGAATAGGTATCTGTCCCACTTACAGTATTAACAGTTATAGAATCTCTTAAAGCAGTCCAGTCAAATGAGTTTTCAACTATCTTCTTAGCGTCATTAACTAAGTCACCAATCAAATGGGAGTAGTCCGTAGCATTAGCAGTATCTACTGTATCCTCCCGTAGTCTGCGGAGGACGTTATTAATTAAATCTAAGTATGTCATACCAATCCTCTCAGCATTCCTCTAGGCGCAAACATTTGAGCTATCTGCGCTGTCTTTGTAGCAGCAGGTAATACGTTTTCTAACTGCCTAAGTTTTGTTTCAAATATTTCTCTTGGAAACATCTCTTCTGTTAATGAAGTGTTATTAACAAAAGCAAACAACCCTTCACGAGTTGGTTTAGTAGTTGGAGTTTCTATTGGCGGCAGAATTGAAACAGGTGTCTCAGGAGGTGGCGTATCATCTCCTACTGGCTCAGTAAATATCCCACTTGGCGGCTCATCATCTGGCTCAGGCGTTGGCTCAGGCGTTGGTGTAGGCGTAGGAGTAGGAGTTGGTGTAGGAGTGGGGCCAATAGCTGGGCCTTCATCAACAGTAATAGGCGGTTGTGGGCCAATAGCTGGGCCTTCATCTACCGTTACTGGCCCAGTACCTTGATTCTCAATCGCAGTGCCAGATTCCGCTGCTGCTTGGTTAATAGACTCAACAGTATTACCTGTAGCCTGTGCTACCTCACCTACAGATATACCCCTTTGATTTACTATATCCACAACATTGCTTATCGCATCTCTGTTGTAAGCACCAAATACGTCAAAGGCTAAATCAATAATTCCTTTAAGGTCTAAATCTTCACCTGCCTTTTCTTTGAATACTTTTTCAGGGTCTTCAATCGTTGGCTCAATACCAAGGTCAGGTATATCTATAGCCGTAGTATCAGCAAATACGTCTACTTCTTCTTCAGGGAAGGTTTCTTTAATCTGTTCGGCAAGTTGAACATTGCCTACGTCTACAGCTTCTCTGTATATATCCTGTAGCCTTTCTAGCTGCCCCTCACCTGCTCCTTCTTCGCCAAATGCTTGCTGCTGTATTTGGTCAGCTAAATACATATCGTAAGCAGCCTGAGCCTGTTCTTCAGGAGTTAACTCAACAACTGGCAATCCTCTTAAGCTGCCTTCTTTTCTGCCAAACGGGTCTAACAATCCAAATAATAATCCAGGCAATGACGCTTGAAACAATCCAGCAACACCAGTAGCCCCTGTTGCAGCAGCAGTGCCAATATCCCTTCCAGCCAAACCAGCAAGTCCTGGCCCAGAAGCCTGAACAACAGCCCCAGTTGCAGGGTTTACATAGCTTCCAATATAGGGAGCGTTTGGATTAAAGCCGTTGCTCATTACTCTTCCTCAACCATGTTAGCCAGCATATAGTGGACGTTGTATTGCAAAATCCCTACTAGATATACTGGGTCTAATCCTTGCTCAACCTTTTCCACACACCAGTCGTTAAGCTCAGAATCAGCTAGTTCTGCTAGAGCATCCATCTTGTTAACAGGAAACTCTACGACAGACATCATTTTTCTCTTGAGACACCCTTGGTCTTTTCAAAGGTTCTCATTGCACCCAAACCTAACATACCCATTAAAACGGGCATCATTTCACTCAAAGCTATTAAAGGGACTTGAACTCCTGTATCAAATAGCTCCAAGCCCATATTAACAAAGGGTATTACAAGAAAGTTGCCAGCCATTCCCAAAGCGCATATCCAACCAATAGCAGGTCGCCAACCAGCAACAAACATACTATTATGAGCTGCTTCAACTTTATTGACCTCAATCTGCGCCATGACCTGTTCCTGGGCATGACGTTCAGCCATAGTAGCTATCTCGTGAGATAACTTCTCTTTTAAGTCTTTGTCAGGTATTACCTTATCTAAGATAGCACTGACTGGGCCAATCAACGCACTAATCATGCTGCGCCAAGTCCTATCAAGATAATAATGAGAACTACAGTAGCAATGCCTACTTGCTTCTCAGTTCCTGTTTGAACTAAGTTTCTTACAAACTTACCAATCTTCTTCATAACATCCGTCCTATTACGGTTACAGTAGCAACAATACATATCCAAAACACCCTCTCTGCAAAAGCAACTGCTGGAGATATTTTGTCTAGTCTTTCGTCCATTGAGTTAACTCTATCCTCAATGTTTGATTGTCTGTTAAATATGGTAGTAATTCTTTCTTCTACACGAGCCAAAGAGACAACTGCTTCCTGAAGGTCATCTATCTTCTTTTCTATTCTGTCTATTCTATTTTCCAATTAGACTCACCAGATAGAAAACAAACATAGCAGTTATAAAACAACCAACTACCACTGATATATCTATCATGGCTGCTTTAGTTTCTGCTGCTTTCTTTGCCTCTGCTATCCTTAAATTCCTTATCCTTGAGCGTTCCCTTAACATGTCGTGCCAAAGGTTCGCATTACCCGTCCAATAGAATAAATCCTTCAATTCCTTCTCTAGTTGCTCTGCCTTCTGTTTCTGAAGGGTGGCTTCTAGTGCTTGGCTTTCTACTGAACTACTACCTAGTAATTTACTTATCTTACTTGTAGTCTTTGCTTTCTGTTCTAGGACGCTAACTTCTTCCCTAGCATCCCAGAACTTACTAATCGCCTTTGTTAAGTCTTGTACTTCTTTTCCTTTGTGAACGGCTTTTTTAATAAAGTTAAATGCCTGGTTAGCTGCTGCAACCGCTGCTACTATTTCTGCTGGCATTAGTACACCTTTATTCCATCCTCATTTGGGTTAATTAATATCGGCTTACAATATGCCGTTATAGTTTCTGTACTTGGGCTTCCTCTCCTTCTCAACTTAGCCGCAAATGAATTGCAGGTATCCAAGTTAAAAAAACACATAGCCTCCCGACAAGTATCGTTAGCTACCTCCACGCCTCCAATGGTCATAATTAGTACAAAGACATGAACCATTCATCAAACTACCCGCACCTTCAGGTTGTTGCCTGTCAATGCTGTAATCCTGACCTTATTCTGGGCAGGAGCGTCGTAGTCATAATCAGTACCCAATATCGCGCCTTTATTAAGTACATTGGCATCGTAGTTAATAGACACACCGTCACTAGATGGAACCGTAGTCCCACTGGTTAGGTTAAATACTATGGCAAGGTCTAGGTCATCACCCAGTGTAAAGTGATTAGCGTCAGATACAGCGTCAAGTTGGGTTTTGTTCATTTGGTTTGGATAGGAATCTGCTACAGAGTATTGAAAAACAGTATCTGTCGTGCCGTCAACAATTAACATTTTAGAATTAAAAAACGTAATTCCTCTTGGAGTTGCAGCTTGAGAAGATAAATCAAATGCTTGAGAGTATGTAGACGTAGAAACGTCAAAAGCAGAAGAAAGAGTATATTCATATACTGAATCGTTCTGAGTTCCAACAACAAACATTTTAGTTCCGTCTGCATTAAAATCTACCGCATAAGGATTTGTATCTTGTGCAGATACGGAAAAACTATCTACAAAAGATGCGGTAGAAACGTCAAAACCTGTGCTTAAAGTATATTCGTTGACGTCATCTCCATCAGTTCCAACAATGAACATCTTAGTGCCATCGTTGTTAAATGCTATTCCTCTTGGATATATTTCTTGTCCGCTAACGCTAAAGCTATCAACAAAAGAAGATGTGGAAATATCAAAAGCTGTAGACAAAGTATATTCATTTACGTCTTGTCCCGCGTATCCAACAACAAACATTTTAGTCCCATCAGTGTTAAATGCTAAAGACTGTGGGCTTGTGTCTTGTGATGATACAGAAAAACTCTGACTATACGTTGCTGTTGTAATATCAAAAGCTGTAGATAACGAATATTCATCTACGTCATTGTTACCCAAGTCAAGAACAAACATTTTAGTCCCATCAGTGTTGAGACGTATTCCTTGTGGGCTTGATGAGTTAGTAGTTATATTAACGCTAATAGAATCATAAGAAGCGTTAGTTAAACTTTGTCCACTCTCAGCACCTTCCATAGCCTCCTGCAAAGCATTCAACTCGGTGTTGGTAGTCGCGTTAGTCCAAGTAGTAGACGCATAAGTACCATTGGAGTTGTACTGCCAAGTGCCTGAGTTGTTTCGGACAATAGACCGTATGCCGTCAGTGTTATGGGCAATCTTCCAAGTAGTCCTATCGTCTGTTGAGACTGCGTAGTAAATACTTCCATCACCAGCAGCTTCATCTGCGGTCATAGAGTTAATGTCTGTCCAGTAGGTAGAGTCTGTGGAGTTTGTGGTGTGGACTGCGTGGTAGCCTGTTGGTTTATAAAAATCAAAAACTGTAAATTCATTTATTTCTGTATCAGTACTAGTTAAGACATACATCCTACTACCAGTTGTATTAAATGCTAAACCTTGTCCCGCACTGCCTTGAGTAACTAGGTAACTATTACCAGAATACGAACCTGTTGATACGTCATATGGTGTAGACAATGTGTACTCAAATACAGTTGTTTCATTTGAACCAATAATAAATAGCTTTGTTCCGTCATTGCTTATGGCGAGGTCACGAACAGTTCCTTCTTGTCCTGATACAGATAGACTCTTTGATGCGTAGCTTGCAGTAGAAACGTCAAATCCTGTAGTCAACGTATATTGATAAACAGAATCTGTAGCTAGACATGACACATACATAATTGTGCCATCTGGATTAAACTCTAAGCCACTTGCTCCGGTTGCTTGAGAATTTACGGAAAAACTTACATTAGCATCTGTCGCAGTTGATAAATCAAAACCAGTGCTTAAATTAAAAACATAAACATTATTATTTAAGTCGCCTGTAAAAAATAGTTTTGTTCCATCAGTATT